CTGTTTGTGTTGTGCAGGGTCATCACCGATCTCGCTATCAGTGTAGTCTACAGTAAACAAATACTTAGCAGGAAACATCTGACCATCAATCTTAGCTAACCAGGGACACGGTGTAGCCCTGTCCAAAACATAAACAGAATGATTATGTGAGGAACAATCCCAAGGCTGTGCGTCATGTGTTGCCATAGGTTCAGGCCATTCTTCTAAAGGTATATCTGCAACTAAGGCAGTTATAGGCATTCTGGCCCACATTGCACCGCCGTGAATTGTGTCTTCCTCCTCGTCTTCAGCTTCACATCCTGTGAAGATTACTTGAAAACTTAGAGATCTATTCGGTATGGTTGTAACTGCAACCACCATAGCATGGAGAAACTCGCCGTGATATTTCTCATGATTATGGGTGTACTCACGACGAACCCAAGCCTTAAAATAAGGTATGTTGCTTTGTAGGTAGGGCATCAGACTTTAGAATATTCTTACTTTCCCACCGCCACGATAACCTTTGGTCATCTTGCCACCCATACGATAACCTTTGGTCTTCATCTTACCGCCAGCTTTATAACCCTTAGATTTCATTTTACCGCCGCCACGGTATCCTTTCTTTTTCATCATGATACTTCTCCTTTAGAAAACTCTAACACCTCTAGTGGCTACTAAACCACCACCACTAGCCTTCCAACTTATTCGTTTGGAAGACTTCTTCTTCTTTGCAGCAGAAGTACATTGCGCCATAGTTGGTCTGCAAGCCGGATAACCTCTGCGTTTCTCACCCTTTTGACGACCACAAGGCTTTCCTGTCTTACAGTCCACCCAGCCTTTGCCATCGTTTTGTCCAAACCATTCACGAAGAGAGTTCTTTGCCATCAGAATATCCTCGTAACCTGTCGTTTCTTTTCTTGCATAGCAGGACCACAACCAGCGGCGATAAACCCACCGTTTTTAAGATTTCTTCTTGGGGGTCTTTTAGGATTATCGATAGCCGAAACTACTCCACCCTCTGCTTTCTTTTTCTTATTACCCCAGTTAGCGGCACCTACTTTTCTACACTTAGAAAGTGCCCCTGAAGCGTATGCGCTGGGCCAAACCTTGTATCGGCTTTTTACTTTGTGATAACATGCGTCTTTTTTTGACTTCTTTTTTGCCATTAGTTCGCCTCCGAGGTGACTTGGATACTTGGAATGATATTTGTCCACGACTTATCAAAGCTAAATTTCCTTTCCGTTAGTTCTTCTACAGACTGAACCAGGTGATCGATCTTTACATCCATAACCTCTGTTCTTTTGTCCACACTAACTAGGGTGGTAATCATCCAGACAAGACCAATAGATGAAAGAGATAAACCCGCGCCCCAAAATAAAAGCTGTACGTTTCTATCCATTTGTTTCACCACATCTTACAAGACCAGTATCTGGCCTTTAGCTTATCCAATGTACCTTTGTCACAACCATGTCTTGCCCTAAACGACTTACGACGTTTAGGGTTTGACTTTTTGATGGTCATGTTGGCATCGCCAAATCTAACGATCTTTTCCTTGCCTTTATCGCAAGCTTTCACAACAAACTTCTTACCACCAGAAACCTGACGTTTCGGCTTGTTGCATTTCATCTTGGACTTGTCGATCTTAGCCATTCAGCCAATCCCTATGCAACGTCATCCAATAATGCTGCTACAATGCATGTTGCAGTCGCGGCGCTTGAGCCATCGTGACCAATAGCGTGTATCGCAGCAACCGTAGTATTTGGAAGTCTAGCAAAGAAAGACTCATTAGGACTGATTTTTACCGCATCGTCTGTGGTTGCAGCGGCTGTACCCGCATCAAAAACAACATAGATATGATTAGCTGCGTCCGTATTTTTAATATAAATAAACTCAACTTTATCACCTGTTGCTATTGCTGTCGGTGCAGTGTCATCATCCACAGCAGTATAATCGGTATAATATCCAGCCATGAGGTCTGTACTGGTAGCACTTACGCTAGTTAGTTTGTAGTACCACTTATCATTCGCGTCCTTCGGCGAAATAGTGGTTGTGGCTTCGATAGTTTTGGCTATCTCGTCCGGTAGAACTGTAGTCTTCATGACTACTGTAGCTGCGTCAGCCATGTTTTATCTCCTTTACACTCACCCGAAAAATCCAGTTATCGAAGTGATGTTAGTTAGGGTTACATGGCACTCATCCTCGAAGATGATACCATGATCGGGTATCGTTACTTGTGTGTCATCCGAGGTGTTAAACACCATGTCTAACAACGTTGCTCCACCGCTACCGTTTTTGAAAACTACTTGAGGGGACCCGCTTGAGGCTGTCTTCACATAGAAAGCCTTTAGACGAGTCCTGCCGCCTTGTAGTGTTCCTGTGGCAGTAGCTGTCTTTGCGAATATAGAAGCAGCCATGTGTTACCTCCTCTAGGCGTTATTGATGCCTTGGATGTATTCAACCGTAACATTACCTACGCCAGATGTACCTGCTGAAAAATCTATAAAGATTGGAAGATCAGCAGTTCCAATGTCTACCCAAGTATCCGCATCTGTAATTGTTCCAGCCGAACCAAGCTTGACTACATTAGCTGCTGTACCTGCGGCTAACGCAGTAAACAACTCGGTAGAAGTAGAACTTGTACCCATGCTAATATTCGCCGCATCACATGCAGTGGTGATATAAACCCGTATTTCAACGATTTGACTATTTGCAGGAATAACTATTCCTGTATCCGCAGCAGTAGTAGATTGTGTCCAAGACGCTGTTTGCGCCATCTTAACAAAACCTACATTTGCTTTATTGGTTCCTACAGTTGTGCCTGTAGTATCCTTAATTGTCCCAGCTTTAATAGGACCTGAAAAAGTTGTTGTACCCATGTCGATCTCCTGTCTGGGTTAAGTCAGTGACCCCATGTCACTGTCAGGGATAACAATACTATACCACAGGAAATATAAAAAGAAAGGGGCAACCTAAGTTGCCCCAGTCATTCAGGGAGGTAATCTTCGCAAAAAGACTACCTCATTGTATCACAAATTATGCTCCGGGTGAACCGAAAACACAACGTGGGTCTGAGAACCCAAAGCTGTAACGCTCACGAGCCTTGAATCTCATGTTGCCAGTATCGAAGTCAGCTTCCATACCAGTGGACATTGGCGTACGCTCAAAGTGGACAAATCCACGAGGTGCGTCTGTCATGATGAAGAATGCATCTGGATCAGTTAGGAAGTCGTTTACCGCATAACCTTGTGGTAACATTCCCATTGATCTTAGAGCATTTACATCGTTGTCCGCTGTACCAACACGTAAGTTAGATACCATCAAACGTTCAGCGATAAAC